CTCCTCCGGCAGAAGCAGAAAAAGCTTATTATGCTTCCATCGGAAACGATGATCTGGCAGCCTGAGTTCACAGATAAAACACTCTCCAGGAAACCCGGGGCGGTTCAACATTAGCGGCTGGCGCACGCCTTGCGTCATCGTCTCCAGAAGCAATGCAATCATGGCTGCAAAACAACGCCAAGGAACTGACTCGCGTCGGTGTTGACCCTAACAGCGTTGCTCAGATGTATCAGCAAAACCCTTCAGGATTTGGTGAGTTTGTTGATCACCTTGGGATGGCTGCTCTCGGTCCGATTGATTACTTCAATGTTCAGGACAAGATGGCTGGTCGTGAAATTGACCGAGGCAGGCTGGCAGAGACAATCCGCAGCAATCAGGCTGGTGAAGCACTTCAGGCGAGAGGGCAAAACCTTTCCTATCAGTCAGCAATGACTGGGCACAATATCGCAGCACAACGCTTGGCTCTGGATCAGCAAGAGTTCGGGTTTAAGATGCAGCAAGCGCAGGAAAAGGCTCAGCAGTTGATTAGTGAAGCACCTAAGCTGTCAGTAAACATGGAAAAAGCCATCGAGACGGCTGTAAACAATGCCACAGCATCATCAAACTCAGCCAATTCTATGAGTGCGCTTGCTCAACAGTTCAGAGCAGAAAAACCAACGACAGGTTTGTTCGGTAACGCACAGAACATGTTCGCAAAACTTACCGGAAGCGATACGACATTGCGTGATTTGCGCATTCGCCAAAATGCCCTTGTTAACAGTCAGGTTCTTAAATTCCTACCTCCCGGCCCCGCAACGGATAAAGACGTTGAGATCGTTCGTCAGGGTGCACCAACTGACATGGATAACCCTGAGACGGTCGCAAGATGGCTTGATGCGATGGCAAACCTTGAGCGACGAAACGCGCAGTTTAATGAGTTTAAAGCCGAGTGGATGAGCGCGAATGGCAGCCCAGGACAATCGCGTAATGGCGGTCAGATATTGGGGTTGGATGTTAAAAAAGGTGAATCATTGGGGAGTGCCGTTAAGCGGTATATGTCAATGAATACTGACGCAGCGCCAGCACAAGATTCGACACCTTCAGGAGAACCACGGAATCAGGTTGGATCATATACCTCAAAATCAGGCATTCAATTTACGGTGGAATGATGAAAGTAACTGCAAACGGTAAGACATTTACCTTTCCTGATGGTACGAGCACGGAAGATATTGGCACCGCCATTGATGAGTATTTTGCTGGTCAGTCAGCACCAACACAACAAGGTGTTCAGCAATCGCCAGCAGACAACTCACTTGCATCAGGATATGCACAGCTTGCCACTCAGCAGAAGGAAGGACTAGATCGCTCTGCTGAGCAAGGGGCTGTTTTAGGTGCTGCAATGCGCGATGCCGTTACCGGTGAAAGCCGAATGACACCAGAAATGGAGAGACTGCAAAATGTCGACCTTGCCCCAGAGTTAACCTCACTCAGCATGGATGCTCTAAAAGCTCGATGGTCTCAACTTTTCGGCTCTGACGCATCTCAGGAAAAGATTCTTCAGAGCATGGGAGCGAAATTAAGGCAGGATGAGAAGGGTAACACTATCGTTTCCCTGCCATCCGGTGATTATGCTCTGAACAAGCCGGGTTTATCGCCGCAAGACGTGGCATCGTTTCTGGCTAATGCGCTGGCGTTTACACCAGCGGGCAGGGCCGGAACGGTGCTGGGGGCCATAGGGAAATCAGCAGCTACAGATTTAGCACTACAGGGAGCCACCAGCCTTGCTGGTGGAGAAGATATTGATCCGTTACAAACGGTAATTTCTGCTGGCATTGGCGGCATTGGTAAGGGGCTGGAGAATACAGCGAGTGCGGTTTCGAGGGCTGTTCGTGGTGATATGGCACCGGAAGCGAAAGCTGCTGTCGATTTTGCGTCGGAAAGAAACCTGCCGTTAATGACCAGTGACACGCTGAAAGATAAAACCTTTATGCAGGGGCAGGCCCAAACATTAGGCGAAAGAGTTCCTTTTTTTGGAACCGGTAAGAACCGACTGAATCAACAACAAGCACGAGAAAATTTAGTCAGAACATTTAGCGATGGTCTGGGGGGAATTTCAGATAAACAGCTTTATGAGTCTGCGGCTAAAGGGCAGCAAAAATTCATTGAGGCAGCAGGAAAGCGATATAACCGCATAATTGACGCTATGGGGGATACCCCTGTCGATCTCTCAAACACAGTAAAAGCTATCGACAATCAGATTGCCGTGTTAAGCCGCCCGGGCAAATCTCAGGATAGAGCCGCGGTAAAAGTCTTGCAGCAATTTAAAGACGATATCACCAGCGGACCCAATGACCTGCGTCTGGCGAGGGAAAACAGAACCGATCTTCGAAAGCGATTTATGGCGTCATCTGACACTGTTGATAAAGATACGCTCCAGAAAGCCAGCGATATTGTCTACAAGGCATATACAGCGGATATGAAAAAAGCAGTATCCCAAAAACTAGGCTCAGAAGAAGCTGCCAATATGTCTAGGGTTGATCGCTCATGGGCTAGATTCAATGACATGATGGGAAGAACGCGCGTTCAAAAGGCAATAGCCAGCGGCAAGGCTACACCTGAGGATGTAACAAAACTCGTTTTTAGCCAAAACCCATCAGAACGTTCTCAGCTTTACAGGCTTCTGGATGACAATGGTAGGCAAAACGCACGAGCAGCCATAGTTCAGAATGCTGTAGATAAGGCGACTGATCCGTCTGGAAATATTAGTGTTGAAAAGTTTATTAATGCGTTACACCGGAACAGGAAGCAATCAGCAACTTTCTTTAAAGGCGTACATGGAAAGGAACTGGACGGCGTTATTAAATACCTCAACGATACAAGACACGCGGCAAAAGCGAACGTTCAAAACTTAAATGGTCAGCAGCTTTATGGATTGTTAGTTGGTGGTGGCATCATAAACGCAGCAGTATTAGCGGGGATGCTAAAAACGGCTGCGTTTGTTGTTCCTGCTGCTGGTGTCGTAGGAGGAGCAGCGAAGGCATACGAAAGCCCTGTTATACGAAATGCCTTGTTACGTCTGGCAAATACGCCAAAAGGTAGCACAGCATATGACAGAGCGATCAGTACGGTCACACAATCGCTCACCAGAGTCGCACAGGCATCACAAAAAGAAGCTCAATAACTGGCAGCCACGGATGGCTAATTTTTATTCTTTGATCTCGTCCACAGGGAAAGAAGAGCAATGGCAAGACAGGAAACAGAGAATAGATAACCTACCTCATATGGTGCGCCAAAAAAATTAGCTATTGATACGGGCAAAAAAGCCGAAGCGATCAGAATTGAAAGGCAAAAAATAAGCCCAGTAACATAGTTTATTAAACTCTTAAATGAGAAACGTTTTGCTTGATTTACGGTCTCAGCGAGTGATCGCTTAACGATGGATAAAAGCAAATAGATGGCGACAGTAGCTAATGCCCCTTTCCACCAGTCTGGATATAATTTTGCGACAATCAGCCCAAGGAAAACCATGATGACAGACTGAGTATTCACACCAACCTCCTTAGTTTTGCGCAGGATACCAGATGATACTTTATTGGTGGAGTGGTGTGTGAAAACGTGTCAACGACAAACCATCCACAACTTGGACGAATGATTTAGCAAAAAGTGCTATTTTTGGTGTTTGGTGTCATAGAAACGTGAATAGCTTACTTTTCAACATTGCTTATGTTGTGAGTTCTAACGGTAACAGGGAGTGACTTAAGAAAGTTATACGCAGTAAAGCCAGCGGCAGTTTCCCCTCCCTGACTTGATATATGGATATTTAATTCAGTTGCGCCTTGAGATAATGCGGTGAGACAGTGGTTCTGAAGTTGCCCAACAGTGGCAGTGTTAACGGGGCATAAGAAATGAATTGTGTGCAGCATTATTTATCATCCTTGCCATAAATCTTTTTAAGTGTCTCAAACACAACAGCCTTGAACTGCTCTGCCTGCTGATCAGCCAAGCGTTCAGCTTCGTCGCGATAGCCAGTCACAGGCGATGGTTTTGATAGAGCATCTTGGACGATTTGTAACAACTCGGAGTTCATTGATCTCCCATTCGCCTCCGCCCTGAATTTTAATTTCTCCCTTACTTCCAAAGGCATACGGAAGTTAAAGTGCGGATCGTCTCTAGCCATGCCATCACTCCAAGTTAGTATCTCTAACTTTCGTCTTTATTGTTGCTATACATGCATTTCAACTTCTCAACATCATGTTCAAGATCTATCAATCGTGATGCTATAGTTGCAAGGTCTAGTGCTTGAATGTGTTTATTTTTTTCGGTCCATGCTTCAAGTGCCGCGACCATCTCAGCATTTAATGAACGAGACTTAGCCTCAGCCAGTTCAATAAGACGTTCCTTTATCTCTACAGGAAGCCTCAGATTCACTTGAGGGTTTTTGTACTTACGATCAGACATCGGCACATCCTGAATAACTTTTTACCACAGGATATGTAGGTATCTATTGACTATCAATGCGTACCTAAATACTATGTATGCGTACCACATACAGCGGAGGATGCAATGAAGGTAAAAACACTGCGTATGCCAGAGAAGTTAGAAAAAATCCTTGAAGAGAAAGCAAAGGAAGAGTGTCGATCGTTTAGCGCAGAAGTAATTAAACGGGTGCTGGACAGCTTGAAGAGAGAGGGGGTGATGGTATGAGTAAAGAATGTTGTTTCTGCGGCATTAGCGAATCAGACGCTGATCAAACATACATTTACTCTAAAGAAACAGGTCGGATGCTGTGTAGTGACTGCGTGTTGGACATCATAAGATACAAGCATCTTGGATGTTCTGCCAGCATTAGCAATATAGGTGAAGTATACGAAGGGAAAGATATAACTGATAGAGCAGAAAGTTGAAGCCCCAACTGCGGGAACAGTCAGGGCTTCGGTATCGTAAAACCACGCATAGGAATTAACGACATGACGAGTGTAGCAATTGCAGAACATACAATCAACGTTCCATTCCACGGAACAAATCTCTTTTTGGTCAGCATTAACAATGAACCTTACGTTCCTATGAAACCCGTTGTAGAAGGTATGGGTATGGTTTGGGCTGCTCAATTTGTTAAATTAAAACAGAGATTTGTCAAAGGTATTTCGGAAATCGAAATACCTTCTGCTGGCGGTAAACAGTTAATGATATGCCTTGCCTTTCGTAAGTTTGCGGCTTGGCTTTCAAGCATTCAGCCAAACAAAGTCCGCCCTGAAATCCGCGACAAGGTAATCCAGTATCAGGAAGAGTGTGACGATGTGCTCTACGAGTACTGGACTAAAGGTCATGTAGTTAACCCACGCAAAGCTAAAAAGGCGTTGCCGGGTAAAATTACCACTGAACAGCAGGAAGCCATTAAACAACTCGTCATGAGTCGCGGTCAGTCTCTGCCAAAAGAAAAACAGGCTAAGGCGATGATCACCATGTGGTCGTCACTGAAATCCCATTTTGGATGTTCGTACAAAGAAATCAGTGAGGAGCAGTTTACCGAAGCACTATCACTTGCAGCTCGAGTTCCACTTGAAGGTGAGTTCATTGGCAAGTCGGAACATAATGAGATGAGTTGTTTTGATTGGAGGATGAATGTTCATAACCTGAACTCGGCGTGCATTCATCTTGATGCCATGTACAGAATATGGAGAGACGAAATGGAACCCGCTTTGCGATTGCTTGGCTCTCCGGTTGCGACCAGATTTTGCGGAAGAATTGCAGATTGCTATTCCGTAACTGCAAGCGTTAAGAAAAGTCTGGAGAATGCCGCAGGGCTGAAAGGCTTACAACCATTTTAACTACCTGCACGAAAAGTGCAGGTCAATCATCAACGCAACGACCCAGCTTCGGCTGGGTTTTTTTATGCCCAAAATTCACCGTAGCCACGCTGCGGCGATTCCTTGCATCTGGAGCAAATTAAATGACAGACATTACAGCTAATGTGATTGTATCGATGCCTTCGCAACTCTTCACTATGGCGCGTTCTTTTAAAGCGGTTGCCAATGGCAAAATTTATATTGGTAAAATTGACACTGACCCTGTAAATCCTGAAAACCAGATTCAGGTTTATGTGGAGAACGAAGATGGTTCTCACGTCCCTGTTTCGCAACCAATCACCATTAACGCTGCTGGTTATCCGGTATATAACGGACAGATTGCCAAGTTCGTAACTGTACAGAATCACTCCATGGCTGTTTATGATGCATATGGTGCACAACAATTCTATTATCCTGATCTACTTAAATATTCTCCAGACCAGTTAAGGGCTGAGCTTTCTGGCCCTGATGGCGCATCTCTGGTTGGTTATGGAGGCACAACCGTAAAGATTGAGCTGGAGATCTTGAAAGCTACACATGATTCATTAATTGATAAAACAGGATTTAACGCTATTGGCCGCTTTCTCAATCTTTCAGAGCTTCGCTCCTGTGTTCCAGAGGAGGCAGGGCAGATTGTATACGTAGCATCAGCAGCTAGCACTACACATGCTGAAAACCACCTTGGTGGCGGCTTTTTCGAGTCTGTTGATAACATTCAGGCATGGGCTGATGATGGTGGAATTGTAATCAAGCCAGAAACTGGAACGATGGTATGGAGACGAATTAATTTTACCACTTACGACATGCAATTTTGGGGGGTGAAACCTGACGGAGTCACAGATAACGCAACAGCTATAACTCTTGCAACTAACTTTGCCCGCTCAAACAAATGCATTCTAGAGGCTCCTGCTGGAAACATAAATACATCAAAAACAATCCCAATTTATGACAATATGGGAATTAGAGGACAGGGAAAGGCTGAAGCGACAGTTTTTTATAAAACAACAAATGACAAAATAGATCTCACAAAAAATGGAGAAGTAATTCTTCAGGTGGATGCATTATGTGCTTTTATACCAAAGCAATGGGATCTAACAGATAACTCAATGAGTTCATTTTGTGTTAACGGTAGAGTTGAAAACTGCATGTTTAGAAGGCTTGGCTTAACACAAGAAAATGTAGATTCTTATAGAAATTATTACGGACTGTTTTTAGGAAAATCAGCAGCACCAGTTATCAGACAGTCAATTTTTGAATGTGCTTATATCGGATGCTTCTCTTATGTGCCGTTCTCTGGCGTAATGGAAATGGTCGGTTTCCCACAATATCCAGGGAAAGGATATGCTGGAGTTTTATTTGAAGATTTTAGGGATGGTCAAATAAAAGTAATAGGCACTTCTATGGATATGCGCCTTGTTCAGGTTAACGGTTACCAGTTGTCATTTAGAATGTCAGGAATGCAATATACCACCATGACCAATTGTACTGCTGAAAACTGCACGCCAATGGATGGGGAGTCAATTTGCTATGCATTTGATTTTGTAAATCCGTATTGCATTGTCATGAATACTTGTGCAACAGAATTTGTTAAGGGTGGGCAACTTCGTGTTAGCGTTCAGGGAAACCCATCATTCAGACCATCTATTATTGTCAATGGCTTTCTGCCAATTGATCAACAAAGCCCGGTAGTGCAAACACCTATAATAGATATTGATAATGGTGGCGTAGTTGAAATGAGTGTCATATTAAATGGTGGAGATTGGGCTATAAATCCATCTGCTACAAATTTAGCCGTACCAAGAGCAAGCGGAAATGGGTTGAAAGCAAGGTTAATAGGTGTAAACGGGTCGCCTGTTTCGATCTGGAGCGTGTCTCCTGGCGCAGATGTGAAGGAGTTCTAACAATAGAAACATTGACATAGCTAATGTGTTAATCTAACCTGCCGGGAAATTCAACCATTCCGGCAGAGTTATGAATAATAAAGGCAATATAATTCAAAGTCTTACATCGTTGAGAATGTTTGCAGCCCTTGGTGTTTTCGTTAGTCACCTTGGGTTATTATCTCAATCATCTATTGGTATGTTTAATACTGCGGCAAAGTATTTTTTTAACGGTTACATAGGTGTAACGTTTTTCTACATTCTTTCAGGTTTCATTATAAACTATAGCTTCACAAATCATATAAAAAAAGAGAGATTTAGCAATAAAGATTTTATTGTATACAGGATTGCAAGAATATTCCCTGTGCATATAGTGGCGCTTATTTGTTTTATTTTAATATTTATGCATGGTAAGGGTATTGATAGTATTAATAATGGAATGCTTATTTCAAATATATTATTACTACAATCATTTATTCCATTACAGGATTATTACTTTTCCTTTAATTCAGTTTCATGGAGCATCTCATGTGAGATGTTTTTCTACGTTGCATTTTGCTTATTAACAAGGCTAAAGACAAAGCATTTAACTTGTGTGCTATTATTTGTGCTTGCGATTAATTTTTATTATTTAATTAATCCACCATCAGCTATATCACAGCATTGGTTGTTTTATATAAATCCATCATTTAGAATTGGCGATTTCATTATAGGAATGCTGATCTGTAGGGTGTTTATTAATAGTGATGTAAAACTCAACTATACTGTTTGCAGTATACTTGAGATCGCATCGGTGTTGTCATTGTTTTTGACAATATATGTAGCAACAAACTATATCACATATATGAACATAAAATATGATGTTCTATATATCCCTTGCATGGCGTTTATAGTTATTGCATTTGCTTTTAATGGTGGCGTCTTATCTAAGATACTTAAAAATAGATTTATGGTTTTGCTTGGTGAGGCCTCTTTCTCATTTTACATTTTCCATTGGATGATAATACAGGTAATAACTAAGATATTAAACCCTGACACTGATAATTTGTATGAGATGTTAATGTATATAGCATTTTCTTTATTGGTTTCTATTATTGTATCAATAATCTCATTCAAGGTTATAGAAGTGCCTTCAAATAAAATAATAAGAGGTTATTGGAGAAAATTTAGAGGTGATAAATTAACTGCGAAGTGTAGTTAGAGTTATTTTATAGTGCCTCTTGGTTATTTTATTGCAAATATATTTAATTGATGAAAAGGTGGATCACTCCACCTTTTCATCAAGCCAGTCCGCCCACCATTGCATCATTTCTCTGCGCTTATCGAGATACTGAGCATGGTTGTAAATTCAGCTACCCCAGTGTGTTGACAAAAAATTAGCGCAAGAAGACAAAAAATCACCTTGCGCTAATGCTCTGTTACAGGTCACTAATACTATCTAAGTAGTTGATTCATAGTGACTGGATATGTTGTGTTTTGTCGCATTTTGTAGTCTGTTATTTAACCGTAAATACTTATAAACATATGATTTTTAAATAATTTATATGATTTTGTCATCCTTTAGGTGAA